CTATAATAACTGAATAAGGAAGGGACAGAGTATGAAAAGGGTCGATCTGTTGAAGTTGGCAAGTGGTCTTATGGCGGTCGGTAACGTGGAAGGTTCAATGAAGTGGACCTACGCAATAAGCAAGAATCGCAAGAAGATCAAAGACGAAATCGAGACGATACAGGATGTTCAGAAGAAGATTGAGGACGGTCGCATCGAACTTTGCAAGGAACTTGCAGAAAAAGATGACAAGGGAAACCCTGTTATGCTTGAAATGAAGGACGAGAAAGATGCAGTAATCAATACTGAGTTCTCAATCAAAGACAGAACGAAACTGGTGGAGTATCTGAACAAGAAGAACGAGGAATTCAAAAAGTTCCTTGATGAAGAAATCAAAGTCGAACTCCACAAGATGAAGTTGAGCGAGATACCGGACAAGGGAATGACACCAAATATGCTTGAAGGCATAGAAGCAATAATCGAGGAATAATGAAAAGAGAACCTCTAATCAAGATTGTAGATGGCGTTCATGTGAAACATGTTCACTTTGCCGACGGTAAACGTGTTCATATTTCTAATGATCACACGGAGGGTTACTGGTTAATCTTCCGGAAGACCATCTACAATCTTGAAAAAGAGTTCAAATTCGTAATCGAGTTCAGTAACGGTAAGAAGATTGAAGTAACAATTAAGGAAGGTTTCAAGTTTGATTTGGCAAGCACACCTAAAGCCATTTGGTGGCTATATCCTCCGATGGATGACAGGTACGCTGCTCCTGCAACTGGACACGATGGTCTATATGGTGCAGAGATATTTGATCGCGCAATCAACGATGAGGTTTTATATATTGGTATGAAGGAATGTAAAGCGACTAAGTTTGATATATTCTCTTTTAAAGAAGCCGTTGGAACGTGGGGGTGGACGGCTTATTTAAAACACAATAAATCAAATATTGAAAAGAATCGAACTTTTGTAGCAGTAAAGGAACTCCCATGACAGATACTCAGACTATACATAAGATAGTAGATGAGTCAGTTGAAAAGGCATTTAAGGCACGTGAACAACAGTGCAAATTACATGCTGACAGATTGAATTCATTTGAGAACAATCAGAAAGACATGGTCAAGGAAATGCAGGAAACTAACAAGTTACTTGCGGTTGTAAATGACAACATCCAAGATATAAAAAAGAATAGAGATCAGCTTTTTGACAAATCAAATACTAATTCTAGATTGATAGCTGAGCATACTATCAAAATAGACAATCAAGATAAGAAAATTGAAGGCGTTGAGGTTGAGATTAAGGAATCAAAAACTTTAAAATGGACGGCAGTAATTGCGATTACAACCGTAATAATAGAATTCTTAATTAACAGATTTGGAGGTAAATGATGAATGGAAAAATGGGAATTATTTTGGTTCTGTGTCTTAGCGCTATCATTACTCTTAGCGGTTGCAGCTCTATGTCTGTAACGACATTTGACAAAGATGGAAAGCCTGTTGTTATTCAGAATTTCAAGGGCGATGCCATAGGAATGATTAGCATGAATTTAAAAGAAAAACTTGTTTTGGTTACTACTGATGGCACATTCGTGGAATTGGTGGCTGAACCGCCCACGCAAGAGAACCCTACTGGTTCAATCAAAGCAATTTTTGCTACTGGCAAGAAAGTATATTTGACTATACCCGAAGGATTTAACTGGGACAAGGCTAAGGAAGGTCTAGAGGCTCTTGCTAAGGTGATTGAAGCAACAAGTAGTAAGCCGGTTAGTGTAACACCTGCCGGTGTAGTAACTAAATAAGGAGAACTGCAATGGCTTGCAAATCAAAAGGGCGTGGCAAACGCAAAAGGTAACAAATGGCTAAAGCAAGACTAGGATCGGGAGGTAGGTTCAAAGCGCTAACGCGCAAACTATCTCGTAAAGGAGTTAAGAATCCAAAAGCACTTGCAGCTTGGATTGGCAGAAAGAAATACGGAGCAAAACGTATGGCTAAATGGGCTGCAGCAGGACGTAGGAGGCATAGATAATCATGACGCCTTATATAACAGTTGTAGATGCTCAAGCATACTTCTCAGAACGATTGCACACAGATGCTTGGGATGATGCATCTGACACCGATAAGTTGAAAGCACTTATCATGGCTACACGCGCCATCGATAAACTCAACTTCATTGGTGATAAGGCAGATCCGGATCAAGAATTGCAGTTTCCGCGTGGAGATGACGAGAATGTACCAACGGCGATTAAGGAAGCAACGTGCGAATTGGCGTTGCGACTATTAGACGACGTTGATGCAGATATGGAAATCGAAAATACGCGCATTAATAGTAATGGCATATCTTCGATTCAAAACACCTATGATGCTCGCGTAGTTCAAGACTATGTGTTAGCAGGAATTCCTAGCCCTACGGCTTGGCATCTGCTTGCACCGTACCTTCGTGATAGTCGCGAACTGAACATCACTAGGGCAACGTAATAGACGAAGGGTGCGTAGAAGGAGTATTATGAAGACGAGATTGTGGAATCGGGTTTTCAAACCAGTGTACGACGATCCTAATGCCGATGCAGCAGCAAAAGCAGCAGCTGACAAAGCAGCAGCCGATGCAGCCGAGAAAGCAAAAGGTAAGACGTTTACACAGGAAGAACTCAATGCCATCGTAGCAAGAGAAAGAGCAGCTGACAAAGATGCGAAAGCAAAATTGATTCAGCAGCTTGAAGAAGCCAAGACGAAAGTAACGATGACCGCTTCTGAGAAGGAAGAGTACGAGAAGCAGTTGGAAGAACTTCGCAAGGCAACGATGTCCAAAGAGGAAATTGCCAATAGAGAGCGCAAGAAGCTCGAAGAGAAATTGACTAAGGAACGTGATGACGCCCTTAGCCTTTCTAAGACTTGGCAGAAGCGTTTTGAAGATTCGACAATCATTAGAAATCTCATGGATGCAGCCATGACTAATGAGGCATTTGCCCCGCAACAGGTTGTAGCTATACTATCTCCTAATGCGCGTGTTGTTGAAATGATGGACGAATCGGGAAAGCCATCCGGCAATTACGATGTAGTCGTCAAATTCAATGACGTCGATTCCAAGAGTGGAAAGCCAATTCAGCTTGAACTTCCCTCTAACGAGGTAGTGAAGAGAATGAAGGAACTTTCCAATGTCTATGGAAATTTGTTTAAAAACGGTGTATCGGAAGGTATGGGAGGAAATAACGGAAAAGGCGGGAAGCCAGTTGATTTCTCCAAGATGACGCCGACCGAATACAAAGAACATAGAAAGAAAATGAAGGAGAAAGGCGAATTATGAAAAAGTTTTTGAAGATTTTTCGTCCTGTTTATGACAACTCCGTCGATGCTCTGATTCCCGAGAAGTGGGCACTCGAAGGTCTTGTTCTTCTGCAGGAAAATATGGTGCTCGGTAACCTTGTCAATCGTAACTACAAGAACGAAATCGCAGATTACGGACAGGTAGTGAATATTGACAAGCCCGCAGCTTTCACCGCGAAACGTAAGGGAACAAATGATGACGTTACTGTTCAGAACGCCAATGCGACCACTCAGCCTGTCGCTCTGAATCAGCACCTTCACACCACGTTCCTTATCCGTGATTCTCAGATGACGATGGCTTTCAAGGACCTCGTTGCTTACTTCCTGCGCCCTGCGATTCAGAGTATCGCTTCCGGTGCAGACAAGGCTATTGCGGGATTTATCCCTCAGTTCATAGCAAACAACGCCGGTAACCTTGACGGACTCACTGGTAACAATTCCGTTTCCAACATTCTTTCAATCAGAAAGAAGATGAACGACAACAAAGTTCCTCTTATGGGAAGGAATTTCCTTACCACGACCGCAACGGAAGCCACGCTTCTCGGTCTCGAACTCTTTACTGCTGCTGACAAGGTTGGCGATCAAGGTACTGCTCTTCGTGAAGCATCTCTCGGGCGCAAGCTGGGATTTGATTTCTTCATGGGACAGAACACACCTTACGTTCAGACTGGTCTGACGCAGAGAGTTCTCGGCGGTGAAATCAACAACGCAAGCGGTTACGCAATCGGTTCTACCACACTTGTGGTCGACGGTTTCAGTGCTGCAATACTTGCAGGTTCGTTCCTTACGATTGAAGGATCAATGTATCCTTACGTTGTATCGAGCACTGTTGGTGGCGCAACACCGACTCAGATCGTGCTTGTTTCCGGACTTCGTGATGCAGTGGTCGACAATGCTGACATTGTCATCTACACACCTGTTCGCGTTGACCTTGGCGCAGGCTATGCAGACGGATATGTGAAGGAAATCCATATTGATGGATTCACATCTTCTCCGCAGATCGGACAGATACTTCGCTCGGCAGCCGGTGAGATATACACCATCATGGAAATATCTAACAACACTGGTACTGAAGCTGATGTTCTGCTCAACCGTCCTCTTGCAGGTGCGCTCGCTGATGACGCAATCCTCGGAGTCGGACCTGGCGGTTCTTACAACTTCGCGTTCACACGTGATGCACTCGCTCTCGTGAATCGTCCTCTCGCTCTTCCTATGGGTAACCTCGCGGTTGCTTCCGTACAGGAAGATAACGGACTTTCACTGCGCGTTACCATCACTTATGATGGCGTGAAACAGGGACATCTTGTAACGGTCGACATGCTGATGGGTGTCGCGGTTCTCGATGCAGCACAGGGAGCAGTACTGCTTGCTTAATCATGATTACCTGTTATAACAAACACATGATTCGTAAATCATACTACGACCTGCGTAAAAACCACGCAGTAGTAGTAAATTGGCTTCATCTTGCCAGTGAGACAATCAATGTCGAAACTGGCAAGATGACCAACGTCTATGCCGACACAAAGGTCAAGAAGGCAGTTCTCCTACCAATCAAAATGGATAGGGTACTAAAGGTATTTAATGGTCAATTCGCCTATGGCGGATACTACGATACCAATACCCGACTACTGATGGTTGAACAGAAGAACTTCCCTAAGGATTGGCGTGGCGAATTCGACGCAAATGATCGAGTAGTAATCAATGGAAAGCGGTATACTATCGCCAACTGCGAGAACTATGAGAATACGACTCTGTGGCTTGTTACGATAGTAAACGTGAAAGGCACAGAAGCTGATAACGTGATTTCTCAATCTTTAACACAAAACGCAGGACTTAATGATGTTGGAATCAATGCCTAAATGGATTTTGGCGTCCGTTGCCAAGCATTTCAGTGACCGTAAAGGTTCACTTGTGATGTATCTTGAAGGTCAGAAGCGCAATACGAATAAGTCGCAAGACTATTTTGAATTGCGAATGAATGGTCCGGATAGACGCGACATCGCTAAAAACTATTACGGCTATGATATCGTCATTAACGTACTTGTTCAATCTTTGTATAATGACAAAGATGCATATCGTGAAATTAAGACTTGCGGTCTTGTGGCAAAGATGTTTGAATCGTCGATTCGTATTTATAAATTCGGTGACGAAATTGGAGACGATCGTAATGTATTAGTGGGATGCATATCCTTGCAGGGAATTGTCGAGACCAACAGGTTTGGACGGCAAGCACCTTCAATAGATGTGAATACTTCCGAAGTACAAGGTCGCTATTCAATGGAACTCACAATTAACGAGGAGTGATTGAAATGAAAGTTGATATTAAAAAATCAACGATTGCCTTCAAGGATGGTACTACTCCGACACCTAACGTTCTTCTTGTGAAGATCGGTGACGGAAATATCACCTTCAAGGAATCAAAACCGAGGACCTACGAACTGGACAAGGGACTCCTTGACACAGTTCGCGATGGTGATCAGGTTCCAGTTGATGTAACTCTTGATTTCCTGTGGGAGTGGCTGAAAGCCGACACAGGGCTTCCTCCGACACCGGTGGATGTTCTCAAGAAACGTGGTAATGCTTCGGCATGGGTAACGGCTTCTTCCGATCCTTGCGAACCCTATTCGCTTGATTTGGAAATCGTTATCGATCCGGATTGCGCTGACGGCTCAAAGAAAGAAGTTATTCTTCTTTCTGACTTCCGTTATGAGGAACTGAACTATGACCTTAAAGCAGGTCAGATTTCAGTTACCGGCAAGTGCAACATCACGGAAGCGACGATAACTCGCGTCACATCAACAACGTAACAATGCAACAAGTGGCGGAGTGATTGCAAAATCATTCCGCCACCTTTCCTAACAATAAATTGCGGAGGGTATCGAGATGAAAGTTAATGGTAAGAAGATTGATGGTCCGAGCGAAGTAGTGATTCCTGTCATACGCGCAAGCGGTGATATCTATTTCAAAGCTAAAGCAGTTCTTAATTTTGAAACTTTTAACGCACTGTGTCCTGTACCTAAGCCACCTATGATGCAGAAACCCGGCGAAGATGCAGTAGCAGTTCTCAATGATGAAAAGTATCTTACGAAACTTGGAGATTTCACCCGTAAGAGAACGGCTTACATGATTATCCAATCACTGTCAGCCACTGAGAACCTAGAATGGGAAACAGTTAAGATTGACGATTCATCGACTTGGCTCAACTACGAAACCGAATTGAAGAACGCAGGGCTGAGCGATATCGAAATAGGACGTTTAATCAATGGTGTACTTGAAGCCAACGGATTGGACGATCAGAAAGTTGAAGAGGCTAAGAAACGTTTTTTAGCTACGCAACAGGTAAAGGTCTAAGTCCTCTTTACCCAAGTGGTCGAACTGGTGAATATGTTATTTGGCGCATCTGTGAAAGATGGCATATTCAACCCAAGGACTTCTATGAATTGGATTGTTGGTCTCAAGCAAAATACATTGCTTACGAGAACATAAGGGAATACGAAGAATCATGCCATCTGTAAAGTTCAAAGTTAGATTTAAGACAATTTCCTTCGATAAGGAAAAATTCACATCTGACTATATGAATGGCTTGAAGGAATTAACAAAGAAAGCAGCTAGGGCGTTTGCTCTAGCTGCTTCTAACCGAGTTCATGTTGATACTGGAATGGCTAGGTCAACTTTCCTAGGAAAAGTCGAGACTTTCGAAGGTGGAGTTTCTGATGCAAACGAATATTTAGGATTAAAAGATTCTCCTGCTTCAATCAATGTCAGTGGTGCTATTCAGAGAACTAGAAAAGATGCTGATAAGGCTAAGTATTGGAGGAAAGGTTCAATGTTTCCAGGAATTAGGGGAACATACATTAGGACTCCCGAAGCCGGTGCAGAGAGAGGATTGTTTATGTTTCAGATTATTGGATCAAAAATAAGTTTTCTATTTTTCCCCTCTGTAAGACATTATCTGTATTGGGAAAATAAGTGGCGCAGTATGGATATAGGGCGTAAAGCGTTCAGTGCTTATATCCAAGCTAATAAGAAAAAGTATATTCCTAAACTAAACAAATATTATAAGATGTCATACAGGAGTGCGTAAATGAATATCTTTAAGCCAGTATATGATGATACAATCGGAGCAATAGACTTCGAGGATGGTGGATTCTCTGCTAAAATAGCAAAGGTTACACTTGAACTTGATGCGTTTGGTAATGCTACTGCTAAAGTAGGCGAGAAAGTTAAGTATGCAGCAGATGATTTTGAGAAGTTATTTAATATAAAAGCAGAAGTATTTGAACGCACACTGGCTAACGGCGAAAAGATTCTAGATACCCGATTCCGCGGAATAGGTGGTAAGTTTGTAAGTCTTAATAAGGTTGTAGATAGAGAAGTAGCAAAACTAAATGCTAGTATTGACGCACTTGCCAAAGGTGGTGCAGGAATATCATCACCCGGACCTGCGGTTAGACCTAAGGGAACTGAAACTGCTACTCCATATGATAAATTATTCACATTGAATGAGCAAGAGATGATTAACGCTGAAAAGATTGCCGCGTTAAATAGATTTGAAAACGCTAAGCGATTGCACAATCAGTTACTTTCAGAAGAAGAATCATTTCAGAGTCGTAATTTAGCTATACTTAATTCCTTCTTAGCTATAAAGGCAGAGAAACAGAAAGCAGCAGAAGCAGCAGAAATAGCTCGTCAAGCTAAATTTGCTCAGATGCAACTTGATTACCAAGCCAAGTTATCTGCTGATATGGCTGCTAGAAATGTAACTATGGGTACTGTACCTGTAATGGGTAAGCCAACACCTACTAAGTACAATTTAGTATCAACGGGTGCAGGTCAGTGGGCGGGTGAAGCAGTTGCGGTCGGTGGCTTAAACAAACAGTATATGGAGATGAAGGTCGCTACTGATACTGTTGGTAGGGGTTTTACTGCTAAGAACGCAAAACTGTCGGCACAAACTATTGCCACTAACAGAGAACGTGATGCGATTAAGGGCGCACAGATGGCTATGGTTGATTCAGCAACCACTTTGAAACGAGTAGATGCAGGACTTGCTACACATACAGAGGGCGTTGCTAGAGCGCGAGCACAGTGGGCATATTGGGGACGTTTCTTACTTACGCAATCAATTCATAAAGCAGTGTATGATATAATCAATGCCACCCGAACAGGACTCAAAGAGATGGCTACACTGCAAGTTAAGATTTCAGAAATACGTACTATTGGACAAGAAGCACCACTGCCTTTTGGAACTTGGGAAGCTGAGATAAGAAGATTATCTGATGTGTAT